TCTCCTGCAGAAATTGAATATAAAGAATATGTATTTACTGCAGATGATCTACCATCATTCAAATCTTATAGAATTAAACTTATTATGACTTCAACAAATCAGGTCTATGTTCCTAGAATGAAAGACTTAAGAGTAATTGCCCTTGCTTAAAATGAATTATTTGAAAGTAGAGGGACATACTCATCTTTATAGGGATCCAAAAACAAATTCAATTGTGAATAGAAATATGTCAGAATATCAAGAGTATGTTTCAAGAAAAAATATGAAAAGTGAAGAGAATCAAAAAATACAAAATCTTGAGTCTGATGTTGCTAATATGAAGGATGATCTAAGTGAAATAAAAAATTTACTAAGGAGTTTGATAAATGAATCCAGACAAGATAGAACTTGAGAATTTGAGCAAAAGTTTTGAATATTTCAAAGTTGCTCAAGAAATAGATAGTATTGAAGATATTGATTATATCAAAAATATTGCCAAATCATATTATAAACTTTACTTAAAACAACAAGAAGTATTGGTACAGTTAGGAGTTTCAAATGGCAAACAGCACGATAACCTTTGATACAGAGTCAGGAACTCCCTATGCTGTTAATCTAACACTTAATGGTGGGGCAACTTTTATAAATGTTTTTACAGTTAAAAATACAAATGGAACCCCATTAAATTTTCAGGGATGGACAGGATCCTCCCAAATGACAAAAAGTGTTTCTATTGGATCTACAGGATATCCTGATGCAACTTTTGCTGTTGGATTTACAAGTGCTGCTGGAGGAAAAATACAAATATCTTTAGGATCAACTTCTACTAGATTGTTAGAAGAAGGAAGATATGTTTATGATGTATTAGTTAGTTCTGGATCAACTGTTTATAGATTAATTGAAGGAAATATATTAGTCAAACCAGGCATTTCATCCGCACCATAAATACTTTATAGAGATATTAGATAAATGGCGCAACCATCTAGTAGGCAAGAGTTAATAAATTATTGTAAAAGAAAACTGGGAGCGCCAGTTTTGGAGATTAACGTTGCAGATGAGCAAATAGAAGATTTAGTGGATGATGCTGTACAGTTTTTCCAAGAAAGGCATTTTGATGGCGTCTATCCAACATTTTACAAATATAAAATTACTCAAGATGATATAAATCGGGGTAGAGCTCCTAGTGGAAACACGTCCCCCGTTGGAGTAGTCACTACAACTACAACAACAAATATTGTAGGAACTGCAACGACTTTTAAATATGAAGAAAATAGCAATTATCTTCAGGTTCCCCCAAATATTATTGGAGTGAATAAAATATTTACATTTGACGGAACTAATACTATTACACATAACATGTTTAGTGTTAAATACCAACTATTTTTGAATGATATTTACTACTGGGGAACGACGGAACTTTTAAGCTATGCGATGGTTAAAACTTACTTAGAAGATCTAGATTTTCTTTTGAATACTCAAAAGCAAATAAGATTTAACAAAAGACAAGATAGGTTATATCTAGATATTGATTGGGGATCTGTTAGAGATGGGCAATATTTTATTATTGATTGTTACTCAACATTAGATCCATCAGATTATTCAAGAGTTTGGAATGATTCATTTTTAAAACCATATTTGACTGCATTAATAAAGAGACAGTGGGGGCAGAATTTAATCAAATTCCAAGGTGTTAAACTTCCGGGTGGAGTAGAACTTAATGGAAGACAAATCTATGATGATGCTCAAAGAGAAATTGATATATTGATGGAAAAAATGTCTAATACATATGAACTTCCACCTCTTGACATGATAGGATAATGCTAAATCCATTTTTTCTACAGGGATCGCAATCTGAACAAAATCTTGTTCAAGATTTAATAAACGAACAGTTAAGAATGTATGGTGTTGAAATTTATTATATACCCAGAAAATATCTAACAAAAAATACAGTCATAAGAGAAGTAGTCCAATCAAAATTTGATAATTCATATCCAATTGAAGCATATGTAGAGAATTATGATGGTTATGCTAATAACACAACTCTTTTATCTAAATTTGGCATTCAAGCACTAAATGAACTGACAGTAACTATCTCTAAAGAAAGATTTGAAACTTACATTACTCCTTTAATTAAAAATTTACCAAATATCGAATTATCTACCAGACCAAAAGAAGGTGACCTAATATATTTTCCTCTTGGCGATAGACTTTTTGAGATTAAATTTGTAGAGCACGAAAAACCTTTTTATCAACTACAAAAAACGTATGTCTATACACTAACTTGTGAACTGTTTAGATATGAAGATGAAGTCATTGACACCGGTATTGAAGAAATAGATGACAATGTTGATATTGAATCCAATCTACAAACTCTTACTTTAGTTTCTATGGGATCCACTGCAACTGCAATTACATCAGTTGTAAATGGTGCAGTTTCTTCCATAATTGTAACTAATAGAGGTGAAAGATACACAACTGCACCAATTGTAGCAATTTCTTCATCACCATCTTCCGGAGGAACAGCAGTTGGTATTGCAACTCTAATTGATGGATTAATTAATTGTGATGGAACAGAAATAGGATCAAAGGTACAGGGAGTACAAATAATAAATCCAGGATATGGGTATACGGTAAGTCCCGGTGTAGTTTTTATTGGTGGAGGGGGATCAGGAGCCGCTGCAACAACAAGAATTTCTAATGGTGCGGTGGGAATTATTACACTAACAAGTGGTGGATCTGGATACACTACGTCACCACAAGTGATCTTTAGTTCTCCTGGAATAGGAACGACTGCTACTGGAGTAGCAATAGTAAGTTCTGGAGGAACAATCAGCGCGATTAGAATAGTTAATGCTGGATCCGGATATACAATGTCACCGATAATAACTATTGGTAGTCCTTATATGGTAGGAGAAGGAAACTTTATAGAAACAGAGACTATAACAGGGTCTTCTAGTGGCGTAACAGCTATTGTAAAAGACTGGAATTATACAACTGGATCGCTATCCATATCAAATGCAACCGGTAGTTTTATTATTGGAGAAATCATAACAGGATCCGAAAGCAATGCTACATATCAACTGAAATCTTCTGATTCATACAATACAACTAATCAATATCCAGATAATAGTGAAATAGAAATAGAGGCAGATAAAATATTAGATTTCAGCGAATCAAACCCCTTTGGAAATCCGTAGTATAAATATAATTATCTATAAATTTGATTTAGAGTAGGTAATAATAGTATGTTTGAGTATTTTTACCACGAAATATTAAGAAGGACTGTAATTTCATTTGGTAGTCTTTTCAATAATATTGAGATAAAACATAAAGACTCTGCAGGCAATATTACAAATGCTATAAAAGTCCCTCTTGCATATGGACCTACTCAAAAGTTTTTGGCAAGATTAGAGCAATCTCCAAGTTTAAATAAACCAATTCAAATAACATTACCAAGAATGTCATTTGAATTTGTTGGGTTGAGTTATGATGGATCTAGAAAAGTTACGACAACACAAACATTTCTAACATCAACGGTTGGTGTAGGAACTGATGTAAGAAAAGCATACATGCCAGTTCCTTATAATATGGCATTTGAACTGTCTATTTACACAAAACTCAATGATGATATGCTTCAAATTGTTGAGCAGATTTTACCATATTTTCAACCATCATACAATTTAAGTGTTGATTTAGTAGAAACAATCGGAGAAAAAAGAGATGTGCCGGTTGTAATTGAAAATATCTCTATGCAAGATGATTATGAAGGTGATTTTACCACAAGAAGGTCTTTAATTTATACAATAAGGTTCACTGCTAAGACATATCTATTTGGACCTGTTTCTTCTTCATCTTCTGCAGCAAAAGATCTTATCAAAAAGGTTTCTATTGGTTATATTTCAGGAGATGTTACAAAGACTCCAACAAGAGAACTTACCTATGCCGTTGAGCCCAGAGCTATTGAAAGTTATACTGGTAATATTGTAACAAATCTCTCACAAGATATTGGAACAGACTCAACATTAATAACGGTTAATGATGCATCTTCAATTGTAGAAAATACTTATATCACAATTGACGAAGAAGAAATGTATGTAGATTCAAAATCTGGAAACACTCTGACCGTTAAGAGAGGACAAGATGCAACAACAAAACAAGCACATGTTTCTGGTGCTGCCATAAAAGTTATTACATCGGCAGACAATGATTTGATTCCGGTGGGTGATGATTTTGGATTTAGTGACTCGTTATGAAAATGACTAAAAAATATGACAAGTTGAATGATACATTTAACGTTTCAAGCGACATTGTATCCACAGAGGTAGAAGTAGAAACGAAAGATTCTTCTATAGAAAAAGTGGAAAAAATTTCATCATCTTTTGATGATAT